AACTACCATCTAAGTGGATATTTCTAGAAACATTCATATCTCCGTAAGGAGTAGAAATTGTAGTAATATCAACACCAAAGACTTTCTTCTTGCCTGTAATAGCCATATCTGATCTAAATTGAGCAGAAACTTCAAGATTATTCTTAAAGTACCCACCTAATTTATGTAACCAGTTATATGTAGCTGTATCACAGAAGAATACAGTAGCTTGACTGTTATTATATCTAGGATCAATGTAATTAGACATATCATCTAAGAAGTCATCTGCTGTTTTAGTAGCGGTATCTAAATTAAATACATTACCGTTATTTAAAACAAAGTCGACAGCTCCTTGTGTATAATTTACATCACTAGAACTTACTTGTGAACCAAACAATAAAGATTGTTCTATGTCCCACTTGTGTTCAACCAACTTATCCTTCCAAACTCTAGCCCACTCACTTGCATCATACTTTAAGGAAGTTGCTCTAGCAGTGTTAGTCATTGCCATTGCAGTTTTCCATATTTGAGTTTGACCATGATTGAAAGAGTAAGGTTGATCTTTCCAAGTGTCAGGATATCCCGAACCTTCAAGGTGTCCTGTACCTACAACATAACTTCTAGCAGGTTCAAGAACATCAGCTACACTTTGATCAAATAGAGTTGTGATAGGTTTATCACTTCTAAATGAATTAAGTTCCCATACTGAAGATGCTCTAATACATGTTGCTTCAAGTTCCACACCATACATTGTTCTAGTAGAGCCTTCAGCTGCACCAGCAGAGAGATCCCAGCCAGTTACAGTTGCTAATGTTTGAGCTGCAGTAACTTTAGTGATTCTAAATAGTCCATAATCGACTACTGTAGAACCAGCTGCTGTTCCGAAGTTTATTTTAATTACTTGGTCTGTTAAGTAGAATAAAGGCTGCGTACCATCGTCGCCTACATCTATCTGTCCTGTGCTTTGACCAAAAACATTTTGTATATTACCTTTATTGTTATAGTCAGCACACATTAAGACTTTTATCAAACCATCTTTTACTATTGTTGCATCTGATGTATCAACAAAGCTTGCATCATCAGATTTCCATGCCGAACCATTATGAAAAGCTGAAACGTAACCATATCGCTTATGCCACATGCCACGTTTTTCTGCATACTTAAATTGAGGGTCATCAGTTGCTTTTTTACCTACCATGCTTAAGAACCTAAAAAACGGATCTTGAGCTATAGCAAGTTCACTAAATCGATTTCCAAAATTATACTTTCGCCTTATGTCACCCGTCTTTAGACTGGTAGCGTCGTTAATACTACCCGCAAAATCATCAGCAACAGTAAGATCAGCAGTTGGATATCGAACTGAAAATTGATCAGCCATGATCATTCCTCCTTCACTATGTTATCATTACTATTATTTATGATAATCTATCCAGAGGCTAAACGCCTCTATCCAAATAGATTATCTCTACCTTGATCTACGCCTAATAACTGGTCAAATAGTTCACTATCAGGAGATTTATCCGCTGCTCCTTGACTATTAGCAGCCGCCTGTGTTCCAGGTAGCTTATTAACAGTCTCCATTTGTTTAATCATATCTTGCTTCGCATTATTAGCAACGTTAGTTGCAGATTTATCTCGATTCAAAATATAAAAAACATCATCTAAGGTAAGTATATGCTTATTAGCTTTTTCTTTAAGAACATCAAAAGAAGCATCATCCATCTTATGTCTCTTTTTGAAATCAGCCTCATGAGCAGTCATCATATTCTTTTTCGCTCTTACGGCATTATCTTGTTTTTCTTTAGCTAATACGCCAGATACCTTTTTATTAACAACCTCATTAATTTGAGCTTGCAATACCTTAGAAGAGTCAGAGTTAGAATCACCTAAATCAGAAGCTTCGAACTGAAAATCTTCAGGAAGTTTTAAACCTCCTGCTATACCTTCAGATGGTTTTCCGCCACTTATTAAGTACTCTCTAACATGATCTACTAGACCTGTATCATTACGCATTGCGTTTAAAACGGGTAAAAAGGGTTTCAAATTCGTCAGCTCGCCATTAAGTCGTTGAGCTTCTCTACTCGAGTCTTGATACCGTTTTTGCCAATCTACATTTTCATTATTAGGGGCCGGAGGAGCTTCTGGAGCCTGGTTAGAGGCTTGCTTCTCGGGCGTTGCCTGTGAAGATGTAGGGTCATCTTGTATTGCGCCATTGACATCGCTTTCTAGCGCATTGAAAAAATCCCCACTATCGGAGCCAAACATATCATCAGCTTTTGGGTTACCTTGTTGTTCATCTTTCATTTGAGTATTTCCTCTCATTCGTTGTTCGTAATCTACTCACTTTTTGAGTTACTATCCAAGCGATTATTTAAAGAAGCTATTATTTTTTTAGCCTCCAACTCTAGATTTTGCTCTATTTCTTGTTGTTTAAGAGCAGTTTCCTTCGCTGCAGCAGACTCTTTATCGGACATTCTAGTTTTAGAACTCTTAGCTTCATTATCCATAACATTCCTTAATAACTTCTGTTTAGCTTGAGTCTCTAGACTTTGTTTAGTATGTTGTCCTTTAACTTCTTCTTTCTTCTTGGTAATTTCCATTTCAGCTTGCATTACTTTACCTTTAATACCAGCTTGAACTAATTGTCTTTCAAGAGTTTCTATAGTGCCCTCTGAATCTTTAAGTTGTTGTTCCATACCCTGAACTTGTCCTTGTAATTGAGCGTATAAACTCTTACGTTTTATAATTTGTTTCTTATTCCTAATATCTGTTTCTGCTAATAGGGCTACATCATCTACAACACCTAATTGCAATAATTCTTTTAATTCCGCTAGATAAGCCCATCTATTTACAGGTAATGTAGATCCTGCTACTATTCTTACATCAAACCTAGCTACTGAATAATCATACATAGTCTGTATAGCTTCTCCTAAATCATTATATACAGGAATATTAATTTCTACTTCTTTCTCCCCTCCAATAGACTGTGGTTGAACTATTCTAAATACTTTATTAGCAGTATATACTGTTTGAGATAGTTGTTTTACAACCTCCCCTATTTGCTTTAAAGCAGGTTCAATACTATTTTTCATCCAAGATTTAACTCTTCTCGTGCCATATTCATCTATAGCAAGCATTCCCTTATATGTTTCATGTTGATCTGCAGGAGCTCCTTGAGCAGCCCCGTATATCCCTGCTAAATGTTCAATATCATGTTTTCCTTCTTGAGTTACTTGAAAGAATGCATTAGATAAAGGAGCAGGCATAACAGGAGTAGGTGGTTCTGATCCTGGATTTCTAGGTAACAATGCTCCAGGACTTGAAGAATATTTTTCCCATAAATCAGTATCTATGCTACCCTCTTCATACATCCATCTTAGACTACTTCCTAAAGAAGCATTGTGAACCATTATTTGATGAGCTTTATTAATTTCTCTTTGTTTTCCTACAAGAGGAGAAACAGCACTCATGGGGAATGGAGTTCCCGTCCATTTATAATGTAACGGAACTAATGGGTATTCAGTTATAGTAGAAGGATATATGTATTCATATACAGTAACATCTCCTACAACACAAGTTTGTTTTATTCTAGTATCAAAGAAAGGAACAGCATTAACTAAATTCCCCACGAAATCTTCACTCTCCTGTAAAATCTCAAATTCTTTTTTAGTTACTACTATATTCTCAATAACTTCATTCAATGCTTGTATTTGACTATCCATCTGCATCTTAGCTTGATTTATAGCCATTTGCATTTCTTTCTGCAGTTTTTCCATTTCTAATTTCATTCTCTCTGGTATCATCTCTCCTGATTGAACTGCCTGCTGTAACTTAAGCACATGCTCTTTAAATTGAACTTCCTGCTCTTTTGCCATTTCCTGTAAGGCTACTGCTTGTTCTTGTTGAACAGCCTCTACTTGTTTAGGGTCAGCTGGAACTCTGTGAAATACATTGACATACTCTACTTTAATCTTTTCAAATAACTCGAAATATTCTATTAATTTATCATGCTCCCCTTTTAAATTAACAGACTCAGATTCTCCTATATCTTTATAATGGAAATCATGCTGAGTAGTATCTAGCGATTTTTCAGTATAAGTATAATCCATATTATTATCTACATCTGCTTTAGCTATTTTGCTTTTATATTGAGGATATAAATTGAGTAAATGCTGTTTAGGAAGTATTTTTCTAATAAGCATGAATGCAGCATCTCTAAATAAAATATCTCTAGCCTTAGGGTCTACATAAATATCAAATGGATCTGGTTGTTCTATTGTTACTTCACCCATTCCATTATCTGCAAATTTATCTACGTTAACTAATATCCAACCCATACTCTTAGTAATGGCATCATTTACAGCATTTGCGTATAAAGTTTGTCCATCTGAAAGATACCATATATAATCAGCAATATCAGAGAATACTGCAGCAACATCAACATCATCTCCTGTAGCACCAACAGCTTGCCATCTGGGTTGATTTGCAGTAGCATAGAAATTTAACATTTCAACAATAGGTATTATCCTATTAATAGTAAATGTAGGCATACCTTGATCTTCTAGAGATTGATGTTCTTTATCTGTTAACTGATTATCATTAGCAAAATCACATCCTTTTTGGTTGATATATTCCCATTGAGTTCTAGTTTTAGAATTAACTTTATTAAATATATGTCTAACTCTTTCTGCCTTTTTATCTCTTCTTCTAGCCATTATTTGCCTTCTTTATATTTATTATTTGCAAGCCTAAATTCAGAATTCTTCCAATGAGAAGATCCTTTAGGAGCATTTTTATGTTTCTCACCCACCGGATGAGGAGTTCCTTTAAATGGTCATATATGATAATCTTTA